AGTTTGCAGCGATGCAACTTGGAAGACGAAGAAGAGATGATTACACTGACGGAACTGTTAGAATTAAAGTCCCTTCCCCGTCTCCATAAATAGGAGATAAATATTATGGCAATTACATCAGCAGTATGTAACAGTTTTAAAGCAGAAGTTTTACAAGCTTTACACAATTTTACAGCATCATCTGGAAACAGTTTTAAATTAGCTTTATACACAAGTTCAGCAACTTTAAATAAATCAACTACCGCTTACAGCGCTACAAACGAAATTTCAAACACATCAGGTTCAGCTTATATTGCGGGTGGAAAAGCACTTACAAGTGTAACTCCAGCTTTATCAACTGACACAGCGTGTTGTGATTTTGCAGATATTAGTTATACTTCTGCTTCATTTACAGCAAATGGATGTTTAATATACAACGATACAAACGCTGATAGAGCAGTTTGCGCAATTGCATTTGGTGGAGATAAAACTGTATCAAGTGGAACTTTTACAATTCAATTCCCAACAGCAGACGCAGATAACGCAATCCTTCGTATAGCATAAGGAGGGACTCCTTATGTCTACATCAGTCTGGGGTGGCGATAGTCCTTCAGTAGCCTGGAACGAAAATTCATGGGCATCCAATACTCTTACAATTTCTTTAACCGGTGTATCAGCTACATCTAGTGTAGGTGGATTAACTGCTTTTAATGAAGAAGGTTGGGGCCGACAAGAATGGGGCAACTCTGGTTGGGGTGTAGAATATTCTGTTTCACTAACTGGTGTAAGTGCAACTTCTAGTGTTGGTTCTGTTGTAGCTACTCAACTTGTTACTGTACAACCAACTGGTGTAGATGCTACATCTTCAGTAGGATCATTAACTCTTGATTTAACTTCTATTATAGCGCCAACAGGTCTACAAGCCCAAACGCAACTCGGAGACTTTGACAATGCCGGTACTTTAGTTGGTTGGGGTAGAAATGGTTGGGGTGAAGAACCTTACGGAGATTCATTTAACAAACTTGTTCAACTAGCAGGATTAACTACATTAAGTTCTAGTGTTGGTTCTATTTCTCCGGCAGACGTCATGGGACTAACTGGAGTATCATCAACATCTAGTGTAGGAAATATTTCTCCAGCAGATGTCATGGGACTAACTGGAGTATCTTCAACTTCTAATGTCGGGGAAATCTTAGTTGAAATAGGAGTTCCATTAACTGGAGTATCATCAACATCTAGTGTAGGAAATATTTCTCCAGCAGATGTTATGGGATTGACAGGTGTTTCTTCAACATCAAGTGTTGGAGATTTAGAAATAGTTGAAAGATTAATACTTGTACCCACAGGGGTGTCAGCAACATCTAGTGTTGGGTCTCTTATTGCTGAAATAGGAGTACCATTAACAGGGGTGTCATCAACTGCAAGCACAGGATCTATTACACCTGCTGATGTTATGGGATTGACAGGGGTGTCAGCAACATCCAGTGTTAATGCTGAAGGGTTAATTCTTAAATATTATGGAAGACGCACACCTAAAACTAGCACAGGATATACAACTAAAACACCCAAAACTAGCACAGGATATACAAGAAGAACGCCTGCATAATTATGTTTGACTTAAAACTAAATAAACAATATAAATAACAAAAATAAGGAATATAAATAATGGCATCAACATATTCATCAGATCTTAAACTAGAACTTATGGCTACCGGTGAAAACGCTGGTACTTGGGGCACAAAAACAAACAATAACTTAAACCTTGTTCAACAAGGTGTTGCAGGCTATCAAGCAATAGATGTAGCATCTTCAGACGTTGCTCTTGCAATGACTGATGGAACAGTTTCAAATGCAAGAAATGCAACTTTAAAATTAACTGGGACTTTAGCAGCAAATAGAACAGTAACTCTGCCAGATAGTATTGAAAAAGTCTACAACGTAATAGATGGAACTGACCACGCAGGATACACACTAACTTTTAAAACAGTAAGTGGAACTGGAGTTTTACTTTGTGAAGGTAATTGTTATCTTCTTTATGCAGATGGAACAAATGTTGTCAAAGCAAGTGAATACAGAAAATGGAGAACAGTAAGTGCAGCAGAAACAGTACAAGCTGGTGCAAAACTATTTGTAGAGACAAATGGAGGAGCTGTAACAATAACTTTACCTACATCGCCTGCAATTGGTGATGAAGTACATTTTGTAGATTCAAGATATACATTCGATACTGCAGCATTGACTGTTGGAAGAGCAGGATCTAAAATAGCTAACGCATCATCAGATTTAGTAGTAAATACTGAAGGTGCAGCATTTGGACTAGTTTATTCTGGTTCAAACGTAGGATGGACTTACACGGAGAAATAATATGTCAAATTACGAAGCAACTAAATATGATTTTGATGGAGCAAACCTTACAGGTATCGAAGGCACGGCTACAGGTACTATTGTTCCTTGGTCTTCTGCATCAGTACCAACAGGATTTTTAGAATGTGATGGTGCAGCAGTTTCAAGATCAACTTACTCTGCATTATTTGCAGTTGTAGGTACAACTTACGGAGCTGGAGATGGTGCATCTACTTTTAATTTACCTAATTTAGCAGACAATGTAGCAATTGGAAAATCTCCTGGTAAAGCTTTAGCATCAACTGGAGGAGCAAACACAGTTACTTCAACTGGAAACGTTGGGGGATCTACAGCTAATGCAACTTTATCTACTCCACAACTTGCAAGTCACAATCACTTAATTGTTGGACAACCATTTGGACCAGGTGGTGGTGCAAGAACAACAGGTGCTATGGGTGGAGGAGTTTATACCGGTAACAGAGGAAGTGATGGTGGACACTCTCACAACATGAGTGCAAACTTTAGTGGTGATGCAACTTCAGTTGTACAACCTTATTTAACATTACTTTATATTATTAAGACTTAGGAGAAATTATGGCAACAAACGCAAATTGGACAATAGTAATGGATGACAAAAAAATTACTAAAAATTACGCAGAGGGTGCTTCTGAAGGTATAGGTTTTTTAATTCTTGATGATGATGCTTTTTGGAATCAATCTAAATTTTCTAATATTTGGGCTATTCAACATGGAGCGTCTAACACATCTGATGAAGTAGAATACAGAGATGAAACACCTCATACATCTTATGCTGACGCAAATCTTGGTGATATAAGTCAGTTTACTAATAAATGGGACACAATGTATTTAGCAAAAATTCAATCTGATTGGGATAACAATTTTTTATTTGATAGTAATGATGAAGTTATATCTGAAACAGAAGCTGAAAAAATTGCTAGATTAGGTGCAAGGCCTACTTCTTATACTTCTTCGTAATCTTGAATAAATAAGGTTGCAGTATATCTTTTTAAATTAGGTACATTACTTTCGTGTGGAGAATGAATATGTTTAGATGGAAATAGAATAGCTCTGTTTTCTCTAAAACCAACATGTATATCTAGACTACAATTATCCGTAGTTCCATGATAAAAAACTGTTCCATTTGTTACCGCTGTAGGTCCCTTTAACATAACAAGCAAATTTAATTTACCTGCACCATCATCTTTGTGGGGTTGAAAATGATCTAAGTTTCTAATATCTAAACCAGAACCATTATGCACTTTTTTAATTTTTATTTTAAATTTTTTTTCACCTTGTTTAATAAATGTTTTTTGTAATTCAGGATCGTCTTCAAAATAAAACCTAGCACCATAATAATTTTCTTTTATTTTTTCAGTAGTGTGGTCATAAAAACTTGGTTCAAAAATTAGTTTTGTAGTAATATGATACTGTATTTTTTCTAACATTTCTTTATCAAAAAAATTATCTATTATTTTAATCATTTTATCCTTTATTTATTTGATCGTAAGCGTGGTGTCTATTAGGCCCGTTTTGATCCACATAATGAAAAAATACTTGAGCCATACCTTCTCCTTTGTAGATACCTGGTCTTGAATGTTTTTGATCACAACCTGCATATAGGACCCCATCTCCTTCTTCTAATTCAAAAGAAGTTCCTTCAACAATAATGGGCCACTCATCGTATTTTTTAATACATGCGGTTATAGATATTTCACAAGCAGGTCGGTCAGTGTGTTCACGTAACATTCCTCCAAAAATATAATATCTCCAATAAGTGTATGTGGGAAATAGTTTTAAATTTGATTGTAATTCAACTAAAGGAAGTTTTGTTTCTAATAAAGAATTCATTAAACAATCATCATACCATGCGGGAGAAAAAGACTGAGTATCTAATGCATAGTCTTTATTATGATCTAATTTTTTATAACAATACTTTTGTAGAATATTAAGTTCTTCTTTGTTAAAAAAACTTTTAATTAATTTATACTTTACTGCAGCCATGCAACAATACTATACCTCGTTCCTTTCGTAATTGGTTGAATACTATGGGGATACATAAAATTACTAGGAAA